ATCAATGCTTGACGAAGAATTTGTAGAAGAATTAGGTCCTCAGTCAGTAGAAGACCTTGACGACGCAGAAGAAATTTGGGATAACGGCCCAACTGCAGGTATGATTAAAGCCTGGAAAGCATTACATGGTGATGTGTATGTAACTTCTTTGACTTTTGAAAAGCATGTTGTTTGGAGAACTTTAGCTCGCAGCGAGTACAAGCAACTAGTCAAGAAGATGGAGCAGCTTGTTCAAGCTGGTCAGCTCTCAACTGCTGAAGCTAACCTATGGAACGAAGAAGCAATTACAGAGATCTGCCTCCTATTCCCAGACTATACCAAAGTATCAATGGCAGACGAAATGGCTGGAATCCCCTCACTTCTATCTCAGGAAATTCTTGAGGCATCTGGTTTCGTAGCACTTGAGGTTCGCCAGCTCTAAATGATAGATCCTGAAGTTCTTGTAGAATTAAAGATTAAATATGGTCCCCTTTACAGCGTTAGCTTAAAGGGGATTGATCTTCTCTTCCGAGAATTAACTTTTGCTGAGTTTGATAAAATATCAGAATATCAGAACTCAGACGGATACTCTTCCGCAGATGCTGAAGATTTTATATTAGAAAAAACAGTAGTATATCCTGACAATTTTAATGTAGATAAAATTCCAGCAGGAGCGGTAAGTTCAATATCTGAAGAAGTCCTAGATGCTTCTGGATTTGCGTCTGCTAGAGTAGCCAAAAGGATTATGGACCAAAAGAGGTCACAGGCCGGCGAAGTAAGATCGTTGATGAAAGCCTTTGTGCTCGCTACTATTAATACATATACCCCAGAAGATCTTGATAATTTTACTTTTTCTCAATTAGCAGAAAGAGTTGCACTAGCTGAAAAAATTATAGAGATCCAGCAATCAACATATGGTATTGAGCCAACGCAAATCAAACTAGACATCATTGACCCAGAAGAAGAAATGATGAAACAGCAGGCAATAGCTGCTCAACATGATGCAAAGCGTAAAGAGGGTGAAGCACGTTACAACGACCCAATTGCTCAAAAGCTTATGGGTAGTTAATTAACTTAGGAGAAAAAAGTGTTTAGAGATAGAGGGCCAATACACAACATAGGGTATGGTGTATCTTCTCGTGAATTGCCTTCTCAAGAGGGAGAGACACAAACTCCGAGTCCCGGTAGTGGCATGATAGGCAAGGCCCTTGATGGCCACCCAATGATGAAGTTCTTGGGTTCAGCAGCTACCGCAATGGTAGTCACAACTGTAGCATCTAGACTAACTAAATCAGGTGGACTAAGACTAGGAAAGTTTTTACAAGATTCCTCTGACGCAGCAATTAAAGCTGGCCATTTAGATAGACCATCTACAAGGCTAGTAAAAGGAATCTTAGATCTTAGGCAAGGTCTTGATGAATTAGAATCTGTAAATCGCCAAATTGGTGGAGTGGATGATTATTCTAGATTAGTTGAAAAAGTTGATGGAAAATTAACTACTGGATATGATGGCAGAAGAAGTGCTAGAAAATTCTTTGCACCTCTTAGCGAACAGGGCAAGAAGAGCACTGGAACTGGCGTAAGTAGCGAATCAAGCGAAGCATTCTTGACAAGAGATCAAATCCAGAAGCAGCTAGTTCGAGCAGGCAGAAGAATGCCGTATGAACTTCCAGCATTGTATGTAACTCAAAAAGCTATTACTGAACCATTATTTGGATATAACCAAGATAAGAAAAAAGTTAATTGGTATAACCCAGCAGACGTATTAACTGATTTTGTTAAGACTTCGACAATTAACGTAGCTACAATGATTCTTCCATTTGAAGCTTTAGGTGCTGCTGGAGCTGCTGGAAAGAGTTCGCTAACGACTTTAGCTAATTCAATGAATGATTTAAGTGCGCTAAGTCCAGTAAAACAAAAAGCAGCAGGATTTGCATTTGACCTTAAGTCAGTCCTTGCCGAAGTTGGACACGATGCTGCTGATGTATTAAACAAGGGTATTAAACTTTCCTCTAGAACAAGTGGAGCTTTTGCTGCAGGCGTTCAAGAAGCAGACAATGCTCAACCTGAATTTGTACAAGCTTGGAGAGCGGCTAGACACGGTGCTCAAGACGCCAGTAGGAGAGCATCTGACGCAAATGCTGGCAAGTTAAAAACATTAACAGCTGGAGCAAAATCTTTTTTTGTATCTGAATCAGATGATGGTTTTGGAGTTTTAGATTCATTCCCTGGGCTAAGAGGAATGTCTTCTGGGTTTAAAGCTTTTAAAAATGAATTTCATTCACTAGGTGTTGCTCATGATGTTGTTTCTGGAAAATTAACTAGAGAACAAGCATTAGGCAATTTAACCAAAAAGTTTAATTTACCTAAATCAGATATATTAACTGAAGCTGTAAAACAAAATCATACTAGATTAAAACTTAAGGGACTTACTGGAACTGATTCTAAAACTATTTTAGATAATTCTATAAACAAAATACAATCACAACATTCAAGTAACCTAACAAGATTAGCCGATAGTTTTGATGCACTAGGTAAAGGTGGTCCATCTGCGGAAAGATTTACTTCTAGTAGTTTTTATCAGGGCAAATTAAGAGACGAATATAAAGATCAGCTAGAAAATAAATTAGTTTCTGGATATAACGTAGATAGAAAAGCAGCAGCCGGTTTTGTAGACAACTTAAATATAAACCAGTTGCCAAAAAGAAATGCTTCAGTATCTGTAGAATCAAGAATACAATTAGGTAGAAATAAAATCAATGTAGAGGGCGATGAATTCTTTGACGAAATTATCAAACGCTTTCAAAGGATAAAAGGCGGAAAAGATTTTGCTAGTGCAATCCCTGGGGGAAGTGCCCTTAGACAGTCACTAGAAGAAGTTGACAGTTTATTTGTAGCTCAAGATTTTAGAAAAAATTTAGATTTAAATATTCGTTCTCAATGGAATCAAGTATCTAAAAATCAAATTGGAGAACAAGTATCTTCAATACTAAAACCAACAAAACAAAGTTATGGTGATTTTGTTGGTGATTTAACAAGTGAAAAGAAAAGTTTTTTATTAAGAAAAACTGCAAAAACATTAGGTGTTCCATTAACTGAATCTAATGGAAAATTATTATCAGAAAGTGTTATATCTAAGAATATAGCACAAAAGGGTTTTGATCCAACTGACTTTGGATACATGAGGGATTATCTCCTCGAGAACAAGGGTTTAACAACAGGCTTTTTTTCTGGCTCTGGAGGCATATTTGGATTAAAGCCAGTTCTAATTGATGATGCTGTTGAAAGAGGTATGTTCTCTCATTTGTCCGAAGAACAGCAAAAAGCTATTACTCAAATAGCATCATTGCAAGCTACAAGAGATCCTTTAACCAGAGGCCTTGGATCGGCAACGCAAACCCTTGGTCAAACAAGAGTAGGTGGAGTTTATCAAACTAGAAATGGAGAGATATTAGATTTCACTAAAGTCAAGAGCGTTTTTTCTGGCGCTAAAGATTTTATGGCTTCTGAGTTTAAAATCCCAATCCTCAACTTTAACCCAGCAGATATGTTTGGTTATCAATCTTTAAGAGCCGCTAAAGAAGCTCCGTTACTGCAATATGTTTCCTCTAGATCTGTTCAACCATTTTTAGGGGCACAAGAGGCTAGACCAGATTTTTATCTATTTGCAAAGAATAAAGGCTCTAAGGGTTCTTTGACGGGATTCACTCAAGACCAAAGAGGAATGCTTGACGCAAAAACAATAGCAGGTTCTTATAGACCAATATCTTCTTCAAGCACTGAGCTAATAAGTAGAGAGGCAAGAAATGCTGCAGGATTGACTGGACAATCAGCTGATGAAATAGCTGGCAAGACTCGAATGGCCGGTAGAACTGGAGGGATGGCAAGGTTTAAGAAAGCTTTTGATATTGATGAAGAGCAGCCCAACTCTTTATTTAGGTTAGGTCAAAGATTCAAGAAGCGTTCTTACGATATTGAGAATTCAGCTACAATGGCTAAACTTCTTTCCTCTAAGGATAAGTCTATTACCTTCAGGGAAAAAGGTGCCACTAGAAAATTAATGCTACAAGGCTTAGATGATGCTGAGGGAACCTTATCTGTAGTAGATGATCTTGGTAAAACAAGATTTAATCAAAAAGAAATATTATCTGCAGTTGATAGTTTTAGAAGTAAAATTTTTGGATCAGGTATACATTCTAGGGTTAGATCATCACTTGAATCTTCTAGGCCAGATTTGTTTACTTCTAACGGAGCAAGTTCGTCTCAAGTAACATCTTTCCAAAGCTTCAGGGATGTACATGAAAGATTAACAAAAGACTTAGCCAGCACAGTATCCAAACTGAGAAGTGCCGGAAAAGATCCAAGAGAAATGATGGCAGCTCATTCTAAATTAAATAGATATTTAGATCAATCATTTTTTAATTCTTCATCACAATTAGCTCCTAGATCAGGTGTTATTAATACAAGATTAGATGAAGCCTCCAATGAAGTATTTAAGTTAATATCTCTAAAAAACCAGATGCTCAATGAAACAGAAGATGTTTTTACTGAGACTACAAAAGCAATTAGAGAACTTCAAAAGCAAGGTAAGATTGGTCTCAATGACGCTATAGAAGCTAGAATTGGTGCGTTAGGAAATCTATTCAACTTTAGTGCTCACGCAACCTTTAAGGGAGAATTGTCTGGAGTAGCAAATGCTAAAAATGCTCTTAGGGAAGTGTCCAGGAGAACCCAAGCTAGTGAAGATGTAGCTTCATTATTTTCCCCCTTTGTTACAGGTGCAGATTCAATGGTTGGTACTTCTATCAGAAGACCATTCTCTAGAGCTTTACCATTTGGCAGAAAAGCATTTGGTTCTGCACCATATCAAATAAGCGATGATGCTGTTAATACCCTTGGTACTGGTCAAGACTTTACTTTTGTTCCAACTTTTGGCACAGCCCTTGCAAGAAATCCAGCAGGTGCTATTAAAAGTGCAATGGGACTTGGAACCTACAAGAACCAAGATGCATTTTCAACTGGTTCAGTAGCTGCTTCTCATCTTGTCTCTAGAGTAAATAAATACTTTGGTACGTTTGGACTCCAATTAGATCAAAGCAAATATGGTGGACCAGTCGACATGTATATGCGTGGCATGGTGGGTAAAAGAGTTTTGCCTATTTTTGCAGGAGGTACAACTTTATTAGCTGCAGATAGAACTATCGGTGGCTTTACTAACGAAAAAGATAAAAATGGAGAAAGAGTTTATTCTCCGTACTTTACGACCAAAATGGCAAGAGGTATTGTTGAGGTACAAGCTTTAGGTGCAGGTTTAATTCCTGGTGGAATGTCAGCCGAAGAAAAGAAGAAACAACTTCTTGAGGGCGAAGTCCCAATCAAGCAAGGTAGATTCTGGGCTTTGGGTAATACGCCTTTCATGGGCGGAAAAACAATGTACTACCGTCCATCCTATTATAGAAAACTAAAAGAAGCTGGAACTTATACATCTGATTCATTTGAATCTCCTTTAGAAAAATTAGCTTATGGATATGACTTTTCTCCACTAAGACCATTCGACCCATATCGCTTTGAGCGTCAACACTACGAAGATAGACCCTACCCGGTTAGCGGAGAATACTTTACTGGTCCATTTGGTCCAGCTACCGCACTTGCCAATATGACAATCGGCAAGGTTCTTAAGCCTCAGATTAAAATGCACGAAGATGAACTGAAGCAGGGTCTAGCAAGCTATCAAAGGGCAGGAGAGTCCGGGGCATATGACACCACAGGCTATATGGAAGCTTCTCAGGGGGGTTTTGGCGGTGGCATGGGGTACGGTGGCACTGGATCCTCAGGGGGTGGCTCATACGGCGCCTCAACGATGGCTATTGGACGCAGTAACTCGATGTTGTCGCAAGCGTCAGCTCCAATGGGAACCGCCAGCAGGCAGGTTCAATCCACTATTGGCGGATATAACTCCACTCTAAGAGATGCTGTTGGATACGGTCCACCTAAGGTTCCTGGGGTAATGAGCCCCTCAATAGTTCGTGCCGGAGAACCAGTTGAGTCCAATAAAATAGGAATACAAGCAGGAGAGTTGGGCTATAGGGTCCAAGAAATGGCTGGTATCTATGGATTTACTTTTGGTCAAGTAAGAGAATCGCTTGGATTTGGACAAAGTGACTACGAACCTCAAAGGTCAGTTTTGCAATCGGCAGCAAAAGGATATGGTTCTACTAGATCATTTTGGGACTTAAACTTAGGTGGACTTGGTGATGCTCCTATGGGAGGCGAGGGAGCTCTTGGTAACCTTGAAATTTCTGAAGTAGTTAGAAGATTCATTCCAAAAGAAAGATCTAACGTTAATTATATTAACCCAATTAGAAATACAATGGGAGAGAAATATCCATTCCTTCCAGGGGCCGAATACTTCACAGACTTCCAAAGAGGAGACCCATTTACAAAAGTTGCCGATGGAGAAATTAGACTTCCTGGAAAAGGGTATGAAAGATTCAATACAGTATCAGCTGATGAAACTGGAAAGTATGGAAAATTAAACCAATTAGATATTCTTGCTGACGTAGCTCCTTACTCTAAGCAGTTTAGGTCTTTAAATAATCAAATACAAACTGGCTCTCTTTCTCCCGACGAAAAAATAAAAGTACAAACAATAAGAGATCAAGTAGCAGACACTACAAGTAAATATGATTTTTCTCCATATAAGTATAAAGATTCTACAGCTGAAGAAATGGGAATGAATCCTAGAATTCATGCAGTCAGTAGAGTTGGAGAATACTTAGCTCATAGAGATACTTTCTTTAACACTAAATTCATGAACAAAAGAACCGCGACTGAAGACTGGGAAAGAAGAAATGTTTATGGTGCTACCTTCCCAGAATGGCAAAGGCCGTATGAAAGTTTCATTGAACCAATGGTCAATAAAGCTTCTCAAAGAAATCCAATTGTTGCAACAGCAGCATTGGCAGCAGCTGGCTCCATGTTTGGCAGAGGCGCAAGGGGTAAAACCTTAGGTTCTATTATAGGTGGAGCAGCTGGCTTTGCTTCTTCTATAAGAGGAAATTTGCATGAGGCAATAACTGGTGACAGATTTATTCCAGAAACAAGAAAAAAAGAATTAGCACTTGAAGAATATACAGATATTCTAAGTTATGTAAAAAATACAAGTTTAGCAAATCAAGCCCAAGCATCAGGTGATGCTGCAGCTGCATCTAGTTTCCAGTCCGCTGCAAGAAGAACTATGTATGGAGCAGATTTGGAAACTCCATCATTAGAAACCCTTTCACTTTCAGTGCCAAAAAGAAAGAGGGAGCATTTTAAGGCAATGATTAATGCCCCAGAAAATGAAAGAGAACAAATTCTTTCTACAGCGGGAAGACTAGAAAGAAGAATTTACCAATCAGCTTGGGGAATGCCTGTAGAAGAAAAACCGGATCTAGCTGATTATTTTTCTAGACACGAACTGCCATCTCAGAACTGGGAAGGCTGGCATCCAAATACTAATCTTGAACATGTTAAAATTAAAACCGGTCAATCGATGGGTCTTGAAATGTCTCAAATGGGTTACTATCCACAACAGATACGTGAAGCAAATTTATCTAACCCATCTTATCCTTCTTTCTTTGGAGGAAACGATAGCCAAGATACAGCAGCTCAACTGAGGGCAATGATGTCTCGCATGGGAGTTTCTGGATCAGTATCACCAGTAAGAAATCCTTTTGGATCAAATTCAATTAATATTAATGCAGGAGTTAGATAATGCCAATGAATTTTCCGCCTAGCTATTATGCTCCTGAATATCTCCAAGTGCATAGAAGAGCATTGAAAAATATTGTTTATGGTTCAGGTAATATTATTAAAGCAGAAGTTAGTTCCGGAAGAATAACTTATGTGATGAACTCTACAGGAATAAGATACAGCACTGCAGAAGAAGCTTTTGCCGCAGCAGACATATCTGGCTTAACTGGCTTTCAAAGAATAACTGGAGGTGGTCCTGGACAATCGGGTTCAATGAGGGGACTGGCTGGATTCAACGAAAGAACTAGGTCCATCAAAGCAAGTCTGAGAACCGATGCAGAACTAATGAGAACTTTTGGAATTGATAACGTTAATGACTTAACCTTTACCGTTGGATCTGCTAGAATCCCCCAAGGAGCTAAGGAAACAGCAAAAAATGTTTTGAAAGATGTTTCAGAAGGAAGAGGATTTATGTTTCAAACAAAAGACTCTGGAACCTTTGTTAGAGCTTTTGTTAAGGATGTTGAGTTAACTGGTTCTCAATTAAATGAACTCTTATATAGAACTAGTGGTGGTGCAGGTGGATTATTTTCTAATGAAGAAATACTTGAGTCACTAAAAAAAGGAGAATTAGGCAAACTGTTTATGAAAGCAGCCAAAAGAGGTAAGGGTATCTTTTCCTTAGATGGAGTTTCTTTGGCTGGAAACGATTTACTTAGTCTAGCAAAAAACCTAGATTCAACTCATGCTACTTTTGGTGATTCTGTAAAAATATTTGATACAACAAGTGATTTAAGAAAAATAGCTTTAGCTCATTTAGAAGATCAAACATTAGTTGGAGAAGACTTAGTTAGAGCAGCATTAGGAAGACAAACTGCAGAAGAAATTGCAAATAGAGTAGCACCGTTAAGTGCAAGAGAGCTAGACGAAGCAGCAGCTTTTTATGGTCAACCAAGGACTTTGCAATCAGCATTAAACTCAATGGAAGAGCTTGGAATAATATCAAGAAATAATGCAGCAATAGCTGGGATTGCAATAGATGACCCTAGCGTATTAGAAGCAATTAAAGACTCAAGAAAAGTAGCATCTTTATCACCTGAATCATTGGCAAGATATAATGAATTAAAGAATCAATTTGAAAGACCATTTGATGGTTCTACTCTTTTGAACAAAAATTTTATTAACAAGATGAGATCAAACATGCAAGCAGAATTAACAGCGCTTGAAGCAAAAGGATTAGAGAATCTAAGTCCAGAAGAATTTGAAAAAAGAAAATTTCTAAAAAGTGACATAGACAAATCTGCATCTGGAATGGACGCAGAAACTATTCGATTTAACTTTATGAGAGAGGGTAAAACATTCAACATTAAAGGAGTTGGATCAACTGCTGAGCTAGATGATAGATTAAGTAGATATTCAACTGTAACTTCTTTGGTTAATATCAAAAAAGAATTAGCCGTTATGGGTCAAACAGATATGGCAAATATTATCTTACAAGGCAAGGTGGGTGAATTGGTTATAACAGATCCCCTTGCTCCGGCTTTTCATGGTGAAATTTTTTCCTCACAAGAAGCAATAGATTCTACTGCTCAAAGAGGAAGGAGAATTGTGGCATCCTATGAGGAAGCTTTAAGAACAGGTCAGTTTGATGATACCTTAACAAGGTCAATATACGCTTCCTCACAACAATCTATTGAAACACTCCCAGCGGAAATGAGAACAACAGCAGGCAGGTCTAAACGTTTCGCAACTGCTTTGGTTGATGCACTAGAAAGCGGAATGGACGTAAGACAGATTCCACAGCTATCTAATTACTTATTGATGCATGTGCAATCTCAAATAGGCAGAGAAAAAGATGGAGTTTTATTACCGGTAATGGAGAATACCTATAGGATGTCAATTAATACCGAATTGGGTTATTATAGCGGAAGAAAAGTTGGAGCTGGATTAGATAACTCTACTTTAGAAGACGTAACTAAGGTTAGATTAAAATCCGGTGCTGATGAAATTGGTTTAATGAACTTTAAGATTAGAGGGCATGACATGTTAATGTCGGGACACGCTGCTAATATATTTCATCATTCCTTGGGAACATTCGACTTAGACGACAAGGGTATTCCAATGATGAGGACTATGGATATTTTTGGTGAAGGTGGAGAAAAAATTGGCGAAAGAATTGGCTTTTTTACATTTCGTCAACCAACTGGACCTGGTGAATACATATTGTCTATGGCTGAATTTGATACCGAAACAATTAGAGCAACATTTGGTAAAAATAAAAGCTATGTTTCTGCCTTAAATGAGATAGTGGAAAGAGGTGATGCATCGGGTATACAGAAAATTATTCATAGAATGGTCTCTCCCCAAGAAATGACAGAGATGCAAATGAACACCATGAATAGAACTCTACTTTCAGGTGCTAATCCAAATACAATTCAAGCAGAGCTTAACGAAGCAATGATTGATGTCATGAACAGGTCTAGCAGTCCTGCAGTAAAAATTACTCAAGATATCATAAATGATTTAAACGGATTAAAATATGGATCGCCATTAGCGATGGATAGAAAAAGATATGACAATTTAATTAAAGCTGGAGTTAGTAAAGAATTCTTAGAACCAAATTATGCACAAGGTAATATTTTTAAGTTGTTTGCAGAATCAGGAGACTATGGCTTAGAAAAAAGTTCAATAGATGAAATAATAAATAGTAGTTTATTTTCTTCTTCTGAAAAACAAAAAATAAAAAATTTAGCAAACAGTGGACAAGGAAAAAAAGCACTGCAAGCTTTAGCAGAAATGGTACAATTTGGTACTCCAGAAGAAGTAGCTAAAAGACAACTTTTTATGTCTAATTTAGTGACTCAAGAATTTGGCTTGAAACAATTACGTGCTGTAGAAACAGCAGATTCTCTTGGTCTTTATATAAATAGATTAACATTAGTGACAGCCTCAACTAGACAAAGCGATGAGATATTAAAACACTTGGATCCAGCTGATGTATTGAAGCTGAAAGAAAATTATAAAGTTGGATTGATAGCTCCAGGTTCAGCAATTGACTTTAATATAAACATGAATACCGGAGCAAGAATCAATGCTACCGATACTATAAGTTATTACACTGAAGAATTAAATAATTCAATTGTGACTTCTATACGTAGGGCTTCAGCAGATGGGGCAGATTTAAGAGGAATTGAAAACGCATTAGCAAAACTTACTGGTAGATTTGATAAACCAGCAGCTGCTATTCTTCTTGAATCTGGAGCCGAAAGCGTATTTCAACAGGGTAGATTTGTTGGAGCATTAAGAGCCTTGGCCTACAAGCAGGGGATAGAAGATCCAGATTTGTTATCTAGCGTAGATGCATCAGTGCTAAAACAAAGGGCTACAATGGGTGACAACGCAGAGTATTTAAGAGGCATTATTGAGGGATTTGAAGCTCACAGTAGTGAAATAGATCCAGCAAATGAATTAGCTAATAAATTTATATCATCATTAAAAGATGCGGGAACAACTCCCGATGACATTAATGACACTTTAGTAAGGACAATAGGAGCTAAGTCAGGAAGATACGCTGGCCTTACTAGGTCATCTGAAGAAGCAGCAAGAAATTTAGCTGGAGCTAGATCGACTTTTCAAAATTTTGGAGTAGATAGAAGTAAGCCTTTTATGTCAGAAGCGGTAGTTACTTCTGAAGGTAGGCAAGCTGCAAATCAAGTTTTAAATTTGCAAGAAAAAATGTCAAAAGAACTAGACGCAATGTTTAGTGGAGCTATCAACGGTACTGAAGATATGTCTCAATTGGCAACTTTTCGTAGATCTATTGAAAGTCAAATGATGGGACAAAAGGTTTATGAATCAATACTTGATTCGGCCAATAAAACTAATAGCAGTATTCAAGAAGTTATAGACAGCATAGATACAATAAGTCCAATGAGAAGAGGATTAAGGGATATAGGAAGTCTTGTAACTGGGGAAGAAGATGCCGATGAATTAGCTAAATTAGTTAACGGAGCTAGAGACGCTAGAGCTATGGCTCACTACAAGAGACAAAGTGGCTTAATGGATTTAGCTGATCAATATGATGCCATTAAGAGTTCACCTAAAGTTGACACTGAATTAAATGTCTACAACACAATGAATACACACAGAAGAATGCAAGGTATTGATCCTGTAATCGATCCAGCTATGGAAGCATTGAATGTTGACAGTGGCAAAAGAATTCAAGATTTGGGATTATCTGATGAATTATTTAATCAAGTTAGGGATATGAGAAGAATTAGTAGAATCAGACAAAACTTAACTCCAGAGCTTGAAGGCCTATTGTCGAAAAGGGGAAGTGCAATAGATCTTGCTCCTACAACATTAGACGATGCAGATAGAGCTGCGATGCTTGGCGATGAAGCCATGGATGCAGCTGGGGGTGGAGTTGGTGGAGGTGATGGGACTAAATATAGAAGAATAGGCGATTCTTTTAGAGATGGAGCGATGAAAAAAGCTTTTGAAAATCCGACAATTAGAAAAGCTGGCTACGCAGGATTAGCGATAATTGCTGCCAGCTTCGCCTATCAACATTCAAAGGGAAGAAGTCCAGAAGATGTAAGTGGGCCACCTCTTCTTCCTGGTGGATCAGCATATGAACAAATGCCTCAAAGGTCTCCTCAGATGCCCCAGACTTCTATGTTCTCAGGATATAATCAAGGAACTTCCTATTCAGTTAACCTAGAGGGAAGCTCAGATCAAATAAATAGTTTTAGATCTGCAGCTGGATCTGTTGCACCAGGCTCCGTGAACAGTACTATGTATAAGGGATTGCCCAATCTTGGCTCCGACCCCTATTCGCAAGTAGCGAGTTCTTTTTAGGTTGATTTCTTATGATACTTGGTGCTGACAACCAAAACAAAAATTTACGTGCTGCTGCAAAGATTAAATCTAATCCAACTGCTAAGACTAAAACTGCTAATCATTACTCTGCTGCTATATCCACAAGCAAATCAAGTGGCAGTTCCGGTGGATCTAATACCGTACACCAATCTAGACAAAAGATAAATGATGGCAACCCGGACCCTATGAAGGGCTCCTATGAAGGGTTAGACACAGGAAAGTCAGCTTACATACAACCCAATGGTGTGGGTTATGCTAATCCAAATCTACAAACAGCTAGATATGGAAATAGAAATAAAGAAATAACTCCTGCAAAAGGATCTAGTCTTTCCTTTACAAATATGGGTTTTAAGAGTATAATAGAGAACTACAGTGGAGTTACAGCTTCTGGGACATCAAGTGACAGAATGGGTAAAATCTTAAAGATGAATGGTATGTTTTAATGGTAAGTTTAAATACTAAAGTAACTTCATACATGAAAGCTCTAGATCAAGTTAAGTATGATGCTATTTTAGCTGACGTAAATAACCTGATTACCATAGGCACAAGAGCCTTGGCTGAAATATCATCAATTGTATTAGCTGATTCAAGTACAGAATTTAAGAAAAAGTATACAAACTTAAATGATGAACAAAATTTATTTTTTTATTCTTTTGATTCGCTAAAAGCTGGTTATTCTGGCACTGTTAATGGGGTAGATCTAAAGCCAGGAAGCGCAACAACTGTAACTAGAATAAAATCAGTTTATGAAAAAATAAAAGCCTTAGAGAACGCAGGACAGGGGACACCAAGGTATCCAGTCCTTGGGCCACAAGATGGTAATGCTATCATAACTGTCCCATCATCAGTGTTTGCTAATCTTTTTGTTTTTGATAAAGTTTTTGCAACTCAAAAATTAAATGACGTTTATGCTGCTAAAGCTATAACTGATTATATGTTTCAAACTTTTCTTAAGAAACAAGTTTTTTTAGGTTCTGAAGCAGATAAGTATATTGAAACTAGCGCTAGGGCACTTGGCCCTCTTAGTCTAGTAAACTTTGCCTATAGACAAACTTTAGCTGGAACACTTGGTGCACTAAAGGCTATTAAGGAAAAATTAGAAAATTATCAAGTTGGCTCTGAGGATTTTATAACTAATCCGGAAGCTGATGCTTCCGAAGATGCTAACTCAACGTTTAGTGAGCAACAGTTTAAGAATTTTTTTGCTGAAGCTGGAATTGGTTTTGACTTAGAACTAGAAATATCAACAAGGTATCCAGCAGTTTACAGGGACGATGATAAGCTAGATAAAACTAAAAAAAGTTTCTATGGAATATTTGGCCCGGACTTAGCTAATCTTCCTCCTAATAATAAATATGTAAAAAATATTTGGAATAAGATTAAACTTAGTGGGTTGTTGGATTTAGCTTTACAAGTAAATTCTATTTCCGAATTTACTAGACAAAGGTTTAACATAGGAAAAAATCTTACTATTGGTGCCAAAGGCAGTGCTGCTAATGCTATAGATCCAGTAAGAGATACTATGTGGCTAAACGATCTTAGTAATGTAGTTACACTCTTAAGCAGGGATCCAATAACTTTAGCAATTATACAGCAGTATTTCCCTAATTTAGTTACACTATTTTTTAACTCAATAGCAGCAGCAGCAGATTATAATCCTAGCGCAGGAAGTCAAGACGATCCTCTTAATGATCCAGACGAACTAGCAAAAAGTTTGCTAAGAGCATTTGGGACTGATCAAAATGGAAATCCCATCTTCAAAGCTGCTTGGGACATAACCAATACTGGCCAGAGGATTAAGAAAGCTTTAGAGCAATTTCCCTTTAGAGAAAACATACCACCAAAAACTCCAGACATATTCCACTTTAGGTTAGGTGCAGCAAACTTTTACGTTCCACCAATATCAATAGATGTAAATTCTCAATTTAAAACAGGCAGTCTTACAGGTGGTGCAATTAGACAAAAAAGTTCTCCTAAGTTTAACGCCGGCTATAAACAAACTTCAGTTAACATAAAACTTTTCTTTCCTAACTATGAAGAAATTTGGGGAATATCAATTGATGGCATTAAGGAAGTTAAGCTTACTAATGACTTTAAGATTGACTTTAAAGTTGGTGGAGAATCAGAAGAGAAGATAGATAAGTTTCTATCTTCTTTAAGAGGTTTAATTGCAGCGTTTAAATATGCACCAATACTTCCAGTTAAGAACCATTATCTCAACACAGTACATGGTATTACTGGAGTAGCTCTTTCTTCTATGAGTATATCTACAATACCAAATTATCCATTTGCGGTTGTGGTAGATCTTGAACTATTGAACTTTAATCATAAGCCTTTCCTTCCAATGATCAAAGACTTTAATCAAGCTGTGCATTGGGGCAAGTATAGACACTACATGGGTAAAGCAGCTGGATCACTTCACGCGTATGTCAATGAATCCTTCTTTATAGAAAAAGCAGTTCCTGATGCAACTACTGTAACACCTGCTGCAATTTCCCCTGGTGACTGGAAGTCCATAGACTACAAGCCAGGTATATTAACTAAAGAAGGTGTTTTAATAGCCAGCTCCAACAATCCAGTTCCTCCATCTGATACTAATACAGAGAATATATATGAGCCAGATCTTTTAACAAATCCTTTTACTAACGATGTATTTAATACTAATGTTATCAAAGAATGGAAAAATGGAAATAATATAAGTTTGTTTATTCCAGCTCAAACACAGAGTAAAATATTTACTCCTGACATTGCTTCTTTTAGATCTAGCGAAGAAAAAGGAATGGATGATTTAGGAGAATCTTTTTGGGATGCAAGATTAAAATCTCTTGGCATTGACATTAATCAATCATCTAAATATCACAGAAACTTAGGGGATGTTACTCAAACTTCTATTGAATTATCAGTAGCACCCTCTGCTAGAAAATTAGTCCTTAATGCTGTAGAGCTGATAGTTGCAGGAGTCGGAAAAAGCGAGTACAACGAAAAGGTATATGCTTATCTTGTTACTTCTTTTGTTATCGAAAACAAAAATTTACTTAATCAACAAGAGATTGACTACCTAAGAACTGCCCCAGGAGAAGTAACACAAAATAATTTTACTACTAGAAACCAAATTTATACTTTTAAGAAACAAGATTTAATTCTTAAAAGAGAAAATTTAGAAGCAGTTACTTATAGCTTAGAAGATGTAAGAAAATTATTCCTAAAAACTTCTAGTGGAACAGAATCATATCTAGATAGCTTAGCGCTAGAAGATGCTAGAGAAAAATCAGCAAGAACTGGTCAACCAGTAGATAAATTCTTAAAAGAATCTGAAGAACAAATAGGTAGAGCATTTAATGTTTTGTTCTATAATAGATTTTTCAAAAGTGGACCAATGCAAGACGTCCTGGAGAAGTACAGACTAAACCAATCAAGATCTGGCGATGGTGGAATATTTGGTAATGGGGTAGCAACCTTTAATGAATGGGAAGTCCCAATGATTAAAGTTGACCTTGATCCCAAATCAGTTATCGTAAATGGTGTTTCAGTAACCCTTGGAAATAACTTAGCTAAAATGCAACTTCAAATGCAAGAAGAACCTACTTACCAACACATAGGTGGGAAAGATACTTATCTTAATATATCCATGACTGTATTGGGTGAAAAAGAATTAATAAAAATAAGAAATGTTTTTGAACACATAAATGGTTTAGCAAGATTAGAACACGCTGCTGGCGTCATAGGTTTTATGGGTATAAAAAATATCATAGCTGGATTAGCAGGTATGAAATATGTTATGCCTTTGAGCTATGAGGTTAATACAATACCAAACTACCCTCATGTTTATGATGTAAAAATGTCTTTTGTAGACTTTGATATATTTCAACAACAAAGAGAACAGCTTTCGTCTAGACAGCAAAAAGAAATGGTAGATGTTTTTAAGACTAAAAAGAATCCATTCCTAAGAATTAAACAACTATGGGGAGCCTTTAATGCATACCCAGATTTTCCATTATCAATTAAAGATGAGCTTGGAGAAACAGTAGGTTGTTTAGACCCAGACTATTACTTTAGATCTTTTGAAATGTTTGACCGAGATATTATAAATAATATAACTAGTGAAACTGAAAAAAATAAAGAATTTATAATAACTCCAAAACAATATAATTCTGGTTCAAGTTCAGAGCAAGCTAAAGCTGATGTAGCAATTATGAATGCCATTAAAGATTTTGTTCAAAATGATAAAATATCAGAACTAAAAAATTACTTTAACGAAAAAGGACTTGGGGCAAGAGAATCAGTTTCGTATGTAGAAGGCGCTATTAAAGAGTTCTTTAACGGCAAAAAAGAACAGCTACTTATTGATTATATAAAACAGTATCCAGAGCTTGATGGTGACATAGCTATTTTTGGAAGTGAATATGAAATAGGTTCTAACGCTACTGGGATAGAATTAAAGGCTGGAGATATTGTTTCTGGCGATCAAGCAAAGATAAATGAATTACAATCTTATCTATCAGGAGCAAAGGGCACTGGAGATGAAGAGGGGTATATATCATTTGACCCAGACAGCTTGAGCATACATCACATAATTACATTAATACCAGCTCAAGATAAAACATCAGAAGATAAAGTTCCTGCAATCTTTACTACCGCTATGGGTTATCACCTAGGTTACATGAGTAAGAAGAATAATAAGTTTTACTTAACCGTAGAAGGACTAGAAGTTGTTAAATCTGACACTACTGGAAGTATTGGCTACAAGCCAATACCAATATCTCATCAAGACGTAGACTCTCCATCTAAGTCATATTCGCCAGGTCAAAAAACTCACTCAGGAGTTGCTGGATCAACCTTAGCTGATTACGGGGATCCATACTCTAGCGGGAGTGCCGACAAACCAGAAGTAATGGCAACAAAGTCTAAGTTACCTAGCACTACCAAGCACTGGGAAAAGATGCTGATAGATACTCAGTATAGAGATATCTCTGGAAGAATGCTTAGAGCTTTTCCTACCTACATGCTTTGGCTAATCGACGAAGGCGGATACTTTGCCGGCGTAAAGCTGTTTGACAATTTCTATGGGCTTCAATCTATTATAGATTTTTCTATAGTTCAATCAGAAGATATTCTTGGCGATACATTAATGCTAAGGGTCTCTAACCTTTACTCTAAACTAACTACCCCAGCTGCTACTTCATTGTTTGACAAAACAGATGAATCCTATAATGATCAGATTAGCACTCAAGACGGAATGGAATCTGTTATTGGCACTGTTTTAAACAGATCTATGAACATGCAGAACCACATGGACAGTCAATTAGTAGTTGATATAAATAACATCAGACTTAAACCTGGAGTTAGAGTACACCTAAGAGCTGGATATGGGTCTAACCCTAACTCATTGCAAACAGTATTTAACGGAGTTATTACTCAAGTTGAAAACGGTGAAATCGTTACCATTACAGCGCAATCAGATGCAATAGAGTTAAGTCCGATTGTTAACAGCACTAATAAAAAAGGTGACAGCGGAAAAATAGACGGTGGAATGAATACAGGCTTTTGGTTGTCAGAGCCAAGGGACTTAATGGTTAGACTATTGTCAATGGGTTCTTCTCGAACTAGAGAAGCTATAGCTCATGCAACTAGGGGGACTATTTTTTCTGAGAATAAATTTGGAATTAGACATTTTGGATCAATATTATATCAACCACTAAATGATCTAGAACAAGCAAAGAATGACGCAGTAACCGCTTCAGTTAAAGACGCTTTTGAGTCATTGGGTTCGGCAAACGGCAATGCATTTGGAATGGGTTCAGTATTAGGGGTATTGAATACGGGGACTAATAATGGAGAAGGTTCTTTTAATAACCTACCGTTAGTTGGTGCTGGTCCAGAAATTAGAGTTCCCGGTATTTCTTTAATGAAAACTTTATGGGCTAACTTTTCTTCTCAAAGAGACTTTGAAATATTTAAAAGAAACATATACCCAGGCAATGGTACCGGTATTGCCCAATTCTTAGGTGGAGACTTAGGCGATGGCTGGTCTACAGTAGCTAGTTTAACTCCAGAAGATAAACCTAATGAAAGAATTAACTACATAGGTAGAGCCACAGATGTCGCTTGGAATAACTTAACCACTCTTTATGGAGAGGGGCAAAAAAACGCTAGCTCCGTAATGGATGCGTATAACATTGACAGAGGCTTAAAAAATAGCAATGGATCAGCTTCTATGGTAGCTAATGCTCTTAGTGGAGGATTAATAGCTGGTGGTATAGCAATAACAGGTGGACTAGGAGCTCCGATTATTGGAGGAGCTATTGGATTAACTGGAGTCTTAAGCGGTAGAGGTGGATCTAATATATTCAATGCAATGGGTATCACTTCTGGGATGGATGATGATCTCCCTGGATTAGATGAAGTATCTTTTAGAGCACAAACTTACATGAGAAGTGTCTGGGACTTGTTCCAGATGTGTGCAAGATTACTGCCTAATTACATTGTAGCTATTAGACCTTTTGAAGATAGGTCTACAGTTTTCTACGGCAAACCGCATTGGCTATATACTTCAGGCGTAGTTCCATTAACTGCTGGTTTTGATACAGATGCAAGGGCTAGAGAAAATGGAATCAATTCACCAAGAATGATTGACATAGACATGGGAACTCAAGCAGTTATAGATTCTTTAAATAAGGAGTCTAGCCCTTTTGCTGACGCAAACGCATTCAGACTAGCAAATCAATCCGTAATTCCATTTGAACAAATAATGGGGGCTCAAGGAGGAACTTCTGGCGATGTAGAGTTGTATGCTCCAGGAAAAGTATTAGCTGGACAACTTGTAGCTTTTGGAATTGAATCTTCAATGACGTACAAGAAAAACAATGAAGTAGTTTCTAGATTGCCAGAAGTTGAAGGTTTTGCTACCGTTGGATACCATCTTCCTATATCGGTTAATGGAACTGACGTAAAATCAGAATTAGACGAAGATCAATTAAGTCTACATAAACAAATAGATCAACTTCCGTATAGATATAGGTTCCCATTCTTTACCGATAGAGAAGATGGGATAGTATTAGAAGACTACGCGTACTATGCTTTGAGTGATAGGCTTGGTAAATGGGATCGCAATAGAGCTGATTACAGAGGTCTTGTAGTTGACGACTGGTCGTATGGAGAAGTGGGTGGACAAAAAGAACAAACTGAATGGGTTAAACTACTTAAGTTTGAAGCTTCTGTATTTAGAGGAAAGAGTACGACCGATCCTTCTATGACAAGAAATGCTAATGAATTGTCTATTGGAATTAAATTTAATTTAGCAAATACTCTTTCTTTCAATAACGAGCTAGAAGACGCATCTGCTTACATATATTCTGAAAAAAATAAAACAACAGGAACCTATCCGGTTGTCAGGATGCCTTACCCTGATTTAGAAAAAAATAATAGAGAAATAATAAGTGGAGCTAATCGAGAGTATGAAATACTTAGAAATGGCTCAGTTCCGCAAACTAATGCAGCTTCAATGATGGAATGGGGATCTCCTAAATCTGCAGTAGAAGAACAATTTTATATAGCAATGCGTTGGCCCTATAAGTCCGGTGAAGGCTTAGATCAAAATACCGTAAGTTCATTCCAGGGATTACGTGGTATTGAAAATCCAGTTGGCACGGTACAGGATTACAAAACCAGAAGAGTGTTAGTATATAGCCCAACCACTGGTCAAGCTGTAGTTTGTCAACCAGCCTACTATCTTTGGGGAGATAACGCTGTAGGAACATTAAAAACTTCTGGTCTTGACGAGTTTGGAAATCCTGGAGGCATAGTATATACAGATGTTAATCACGATGGCGCAACAGAACACAGTGCACAAAGAAATGAATTAGCACTTGAAAATAAATCATTCTTAACCGCATTAGTCTCACCCGACGCAGCCTACTTTTTGGGTATGTTAAATTTAACAGCTTTTGAAAAAGATTGGTGGGATGATGGGGAACATTCTAAGAGTGAAGGATCTTGGCACGATGCAGAAAATGCAATTCAAGAAGCAGCTGATGCTGGAATTGCACCTTTCCCAGTACCACGTAAATGCTACTATGCTTTTGTTCCAGACTCTACTCCATTAGGAGTAGTTCCAGATATATTTTTACCAGCCCAAGATTTCAATAGCCCAACTAGCAATCTAGATTACAGTAATCAAGGTGGAATTGAGATAGGCAGGTTAACTAACCTAAGAGCAATAATTGGTTTTGGAAAATTTGATGGAAAACAAAGTAGATTTAATAAAAAATTTGAAACTGGAGAAAGTTTTTTTGAATTAACTTTTGATGAAACTACAAGTAATTATTCAGTTCCACTAGAAGTTACAGGAATGACGAAGCTTGCTGGCAATGTAATGGGGCCAGATGGGCAAGTTGCTAAAGGTTATTTTGACATGGTTAAGGCAGGAGATTTTACTGGCTTAAGTAGAGATGCATTAAAAGAAATCTTAGATAAAGAAACTTTTGAATCTGGAGATGGAAAAGAAGCTGTTGGTAGAAAAAGATTTGCTGGCGTTTATTCAGAAGTAGATCAAATTTCAATAGATGCTAGAAAATTATACGACGAAGACTATAGTCAAGAAGTTCATGTCTTAGCTGGGGACGGAAGAACCCTACAAGAAGCAGCAGACGTTTGGGATCAATTTAGATTTGGGTATCATACATACACTAATGTTAAAGAAGCTTTCCAAAATGCTTACGGGTTAGATCCAGATAGCGAAGAAAGTTTATTTTCACTTGGTTCTCTTGGGGTAGCTTTAGGAACCAACACAGTAAATGCAGCCTCTGGTGCGGGTCTTTTCTCTGCAACTGCTGATGAATACGAAGCAGCTCAAGCTGCAGCTAAAGCTGCGGCAACAAATTCCAATACTTCTATCTTTAAAAAATATGGAGACACAGGCGGCACTGCAGACGATGAGTTCACTGCAGTATTCGGTAATGATTTCTTTCAATCTACTGCGTCATCGGCACCAGATTCTAAAGTCAATACTTTGTATGGAATAAATAATATAAATGGGGATAGAGTTAAAGAAGGTGTTGAATTATCTAGGCAAAAATTTATTGATGGATCTATAGAGGATGACGGTTTAATTGAATACTTCAATGACTTGATTTCTTCTAAGGTGAAAAATATTATAAGTATTATTTCAGATGGCTTAAAATTATCTGGAAATAATCCAGATGATTACTTGGGTAACATAGAATCTCCAAAGCAACTTTTCTTATTTATGGTAGGGGCTTTTAGAAACGTAATGTGGTCTGATGCATATGCTAGAGCCTGGCTTGTATTAAAACCAAATCGAAAGATGGTAGGTCAAGACCAATGGGATTTTGGCCCAGTCCTTAAGATATTCCAAGCTTACATAGACCCTAATTCAACCTATGGTAAAGACCCTGGCAAATTTAGAAAACTTCTTGCAGAGAATAGGGGAGAAGGCTCTAGTGCAACTAATATAGTTGGTAAAGCTACCCAAGAAATAGGTGGTTTTTGGGACGCTAATATTGGACCACTGTTCACTGCTATTGGAGATAGTTTATCTGGACTTGTAAACTTGTTTAGAATGTCCATGATGCAACTGGGATATGGACTTGGTCAAGTTGGCCAAATGTCAAAGCAAGCTAACATATTAAATAAAGCTTTAAATGACTCTATTTATTATTCCTTAGGTAGACCAGGATCATTATTGAGAGCAGTAGACAATCCTTTCACTAGAGAATATGGTGAACCAGTTGTAGAGGTTAGAGAACCATTCCAGAGAATGCATTATTTAAGTTCTTTCTCTCATATTATTTCTAATGGAATTCAAGAAAATATAGCAGGAGTTGCGACTAGTGTTACCGCGGTATCTGATGGCAAATACCCAGTTACTGTAGCAATGGATAAATCTACTCCATCTGAAAGGCAAGTAGAAAAAACAGTAGAAACTGGATTGTACTATGACAATGTAAGTGGATCAGGTCTCTTTGGAGCCCTTCAGCCAATACTTCATCCTTTTGAATTTGCTAGAGGAATTTCTAAATTTGCTCAAGGAACTCCGGATGAACTATCAGCAAGAAGAGTGGCGTTAGCTCACCTCAAAGAATCTCTTAAAGATATTTATGGTGGAGAGATTGTAGTCGTAGGTAATGCTGACATAAGGCCTCACGATCTTGTTTATCTTGCAGATGTATACGAAAGAATGTATGGTATGTTTGAGGTAGAGCAAGTAGTACATCACTTTACTTCTGAGCTTGGATTCATCACCTCTATAACACCTAATGCATTAGTTACCGTAAATGATCCGTCTAGGTGGTTCATGTCTTCGTGGGTAGGAACATGGTTTCATATGCAGGCATTGAGAAATGACACTAGACTATATATGAACTCCTTAGGCTCCGGGGTTACGGCATCAGCTCAAATAAGCGTAGATGGTTTAGCTGCATCATTGCAGACTCAAATGGTAGGCGGAATACAATATACTCATGGAGCATCGTCAATAGCAAAAGATGCAATGGCTAGTTTTGCTGCAGAGGGGTTCCAGGATATAAATGACAATGTAAAAACGATGGTTCAGAACAAGACCAATAGCCCATCTGCTAAAGGTGGTGTAGGGGCAATGTTTGCAATAATGACTGGCCTTGGTGCCACTGCTGGAGCAATAGCAACGCTTGCAGTCCCTGGTGCTGGAGCATTAGTCGCTGGTGGCGCAACCTTAATAGGAGGCAACATTGGTGGAGGACTTGCATGGAAGGGTTGGAGCTGGATTAGAGATAACGTTCTTGACCAGCACGGTTGTTACATTCAATATCTAAACAAAAATGGACAAGCAATGGATGCTGGCCTTAATCAAAGTGGTCAAGGAATGGTAGTAGGTAGATACAGTACCAAAAAACTTTTGCCTGGTATTTTGGGAGCTAGTGAAAAAATAAGAACAGTAGAAGGATATCAGTACATTAGAACTGATGATCTTCTTAAGAATCTTGGTTGGAGAGAAAAAGAAATAAATGATCTAACTAGATATATTAGTCTTGAAAATGCAATGGTTAATGCTCAAGTATTAAAGTACTCTGGTATAGGACCAGAAAAAGCAGGGTTAAATAGATTCTTTAAAGTCATATGCAAAGTATCTAGAGTAATCGACGCTGACACGGTTGATGTTGTTGATATTTTTGATACAGCACAAAGGCCTTTTACAGTAAGATTTGACGGAATAAACGCACCAGAATTAAGTAAAGTAAAATCAAATACCTCTATGTACCCAGAAGAATTTTTTAATATAAAATCTGTTAAAATTCAAAGTAATATTATGACCATTAAATTAGATTTAACACTTAATGAATTTGAAGGTCGAGTTACACCTCCCTCTAATTACTTTCAAAAAGATGACAAAGTAAATATCTCAATACCAAACTTTAATGGCTCACCATTAATATTGGATGGATTTATAGATAGCAATGGAATAGACGATGCTGACGATAGTCCATTTATAGTATTACCGTATAATCGTCCAGATCTAGCTCAAACTAATTATACTGGAAAAATTAAAGTACAGTCATACAAAGCTACTGAATTTACGCTGAATACATCACCAGGTGGAGCTTCAACTTTATTTACTCAAAATGCAGTTAAGGATAAAATTATAGTATTAAGAGTTAACCCAGATAGTAAAAAAATGACAGCAATAGTGGGAGAAGATGATTTTGAAGCTGGAGCACAAAAAAATAGCTATATCTCTTATGGAAAAGATGTTTATGGTACAAGAGTTTTGGGAACTTTATTCTACAAAACTAGTTCAAATATAGTAGAATCATTAGGACTGCAAGTAAGTAATTTATTCGTAAAGAATAATGGTCGATCAGATAATGGTATAAAAAGTGTCTTAAAAGATAGTTTTGACAGTGGGGTGTTTCATGATAGATTTAAGGAAATTTTTGATGCCGTTTCTACAACATCATTGATAGACTACTATGATCTCTATGCAGCAGGTAACCCAACCTTAAAAAATGCTACGCCTCAAAGAATAAAAATATATAATACATATTTTGCAATGAGAGTAATTAGAGATATCTATCAAAAAGTTTCAGATTGGCCAAACATATCTTGGGATGAATACTATGAAGATGGAACACCAGCTTCTTTGAATTGGGAGCTTGTTGTTAATAACCTAGCAAAAGTTTACACAACCGGATTGTTAATAGAACAAAAGTCAATTAACACTGCAGCAGAAAATTATCAAATAGGAAGACGGAATGTAAAAAATGAGTGAACTAAAAATTAATATAGATGACCTTTCAGATTCATCTTCAATAACTCAAAAAGTAGCAGATAGTTTCTATCCAACAGGTGAACCATTAAAGACTTCTTATTCACAAGACCCTAATGCGGCAAGTAGAACTCTGACTCAAAGGGATCTGCAAAGCATATTAGGAGGAGATGCCCTATACAGAAGTCCTAACTTTGCTCTTCAAGTAAGTCAAAAAAATACAGAGTCTAGTATTTCAGCAATACTGGCATCAAATCCAGGAACTGATTCATCTCTTATCAGCATTAAAGATCCTAACTCACAAAACCAAAACGCTAAATTAAGTCGGATCTGCTGCTTTTAGCCAGATAGTAGCTAGTGGTTCTCTTGGAAAGCAATCACTTGGCTTCAACTTACCGAATGTTCTTACCGGATTATCTGATGGTTTTAACCCAGATGGAACTCCTCATACCATAACAGAAGGTACCTTTGATCCAACTACGGCAGCATCGGGAGCAGCTAGAGCAGTAACAATAGCTAGTGAATTAAGCGCCGAAGAGAAAAAGATTTTTGAAGACAGATTAAAAGAAGTTGTAGCAACTGGTATTGTTAGCGATGTTAACCAACTGGCTTTTACTTTTAGGGCAACTGATTCAGCAAAAATAGCTTCTACTTGGAAAATTTATCTTACCGCATCTAGAGGTGTAAACAATAATATTAATCCAATATTAAATACAGATCAAAATTATTGGGCTGGGATAGATGGCAAGCTAGCCTACACTTGCGCTTCAATGGTAGAGTTATTATTGTGTCTTGGTTCTAGTGGATCTGGGTTATATGTCAGAGGTAGTTTAGGGGCAACAAATGGATTTACGGGAGCTGCTCAATCAGCGATGGCAGATCAGGGAGCTATATCTGATCATACTTTTGGTAGAGCTTTTGATATAAATATGGTAGGCAGGACTAGAGATACAGCTGTTAGTCTAACTGGTAAAAATATAGACAATTATAGAGTAGCTTTAAATTTACTTTTAGCTAAACTCAATAGCATCCCAGAGTACCTGCATCCTGACTTAATTGTAATACACGATCAACTTGTAACTGAATACGGGATAGGGAACGGTTTCGAGGGAGACTTCACCAGCACGAATGCCGCATTGATACTAAAAGACAATCCTTCGTTAACTAGGATAAATTTTGCTGGAGACCCAGGGCACAGAGACCATATACATATGTCGTTTGGACCAGCAAGAGCTGGCTCATATGAAAGTTGGACATATGGAGAAACTACATCTTCTAATCCAGGTGATCCAACGGCAGGAGACAAGCCTACAGGAGATGCCAATGATATTTCCGAACTTGGAGACAGCTATGCTCAAGGACCAACATCAACACATGCGCTAAAAAATAAGAATGCACTTTATGCAGCGTTAGTAAAATATGGTGGATACAGTCCAGAAGCTGCTGCTATATGGATGTGCGTTGCAGAACGCGAAAGTAGATTTAGTCCTGGTGGCTTTAATGGTGCCGTCAATGGAAGTGGTGGGACTCCACCTGGAAGTGGCGACTATTCTATTGGTCTTTGGCAAGTAAACTTTTATGGCACACCAAGCCTACTCACTTCGGACTTAGTCCTAGCTAGCTTAGACCCAACAAAGAAAACAGTAGTTAAAGAAAATGGTCGTGGTTATAAATTAATTGATAAAGATTGGTTAGCAAATGGCACAAAAGATCAAACTACTGCAATAGCAAAAATGAGGGAATGGTATAAGGTCAATCCTAAAAAACCAAATGAATTTGGAATTAGTGAAGGAAAAGTTCACTCTGATCCAAGACTATGGAATGCCCTAACTCAAATATTTTTATTATCTAAGATAACAGCTAACTATAAAGATCAGTGGATGTGGTGGAACTGGGGGGAATATACGGGTGGTCCAGCCTCAGGTTGGCTGGCTAGACTTAAATTTCAAACAGCAGTAAACTATTATGTTGCCAATAACTCGGGCAAAACAAGAGAAGACCTCAAGACTTGGGTAAAGAAAAAAGGTACGGATAAAAACCTTAATTCATCTAAAAAGTATTTAGATAAATGGCTAGAAGGTTATGTCTTTGAGATTGATGGGACTGTACTGGAAACCCCATTAAATATAGAGGCCCCAGCATTTACTAAAACTCAAATTGAAGAAGCTGCAAAGTGGTTAAGGACCAATAGAATGGATCCATGGGAAAAAAGAAACAAAGACGCTTTTGGTTGTGAAGGTTTTGCAAATAGGCTCGCTGCGGGACTTGGACTTTATGGTACAGCTAAGCCAGAAATATTTAATCAAGAGTGGGCTGGGGCTGGCAAACCAGCTACTAACTTAACTACACACGCAAGTGCCCAAGCCCATTATAACGCTGTAAAAGATAGTGTTTATTTCAACGGACCTACTACGCCCATTGGATTAAATCCTCCAGCTGGTTATCTTGTATTCTGGACTGGTGGCAGTGGAGCCCTTAGTAACCTGGGGCACATAGGAATATCCTTAGGGGATGGAACCTTTATTGATCAAAATGATGCTACTAATACATTAAGCAACAAGACAACTACACCAAAGCCAATCATAGGTGGCAATTGGCCTGGAAGCGCATACACATACGTTGGCTCTAGCTCAACTTGGTAAAGGAAATATAATGGCTATCAATTACCCAAAATTTGATAAAAAAATAGATGAACAAATTCAGTCAGCCCACATGCAGAGGGCCAAAACTAGAATGGGGACTATTGCTCAGTATGATAAACATACTAATACAGCAGTAATTATACTTGAATCAAACTACTCAGACACTATCGGTGGTATAATTAAAAGCGTATCTTGCCCTATAGTGTACCGGGGTACAAATGGTGTCACCAGAACCAGGCGACAGATGTATAGTTGGATTCAAAGATGACAATGAAAGATATGCGTACATAGTTAGTTTTATTAATGACTTCTATAATGGCAGGACTACAAATATGAATATAGCAAACAACGGCATACCTAGGTTTATGATTTAAAATGGCAGTTAATAAAGACATATTAAATAATGCAGAAACTGCAAATCCAGGTTATTTTGACGAATCACTTGAGCTGGAGAAAAGAAGTACATTCTCGAGAAGAGAAGTTGGTCTAACTCATCCTGACACTTCTTCTTTTATTAAATTAAATGATAAAGGTGAAATTGAAATATTTGCAGGGCAGGAGATAGGAATTATAATCAGCCCAACTACCGGGACAATCTCCCTATTTGCAGATGTAATTAAATTATATACCAAAGAGGATTCTGGGCTTAGGTGGAATAATAAGAGCTTTAACTACGCCGGCGATTCGTACAATGAGCCATCTCTGGTCTCTACTGAGATTAAGGAGATAAACCCAGGCTTCAATTATGCAGATTACTACCTCAATGCAGTGGATCAATTTGATCAGACAGATAACTATAGCGATAACATAGTTACTATAAATGGAGAATTCGCTTTTAGGGCTGACAAAACTGACACCTTTGGCACTGGAATATCTACCAATGCCCCAAGTACTATAAGCGAAAATGATTTAGCCCTATTAAGGGACTACGCTTTGACCAATAGCCAGGATAAAATAAACTACATGAAAACACTAATAGAATCTGGCTTTACATTTAATCAAGCAGCTGAAAAGACTATGAGGGACAAGGGTGTCTGATTTATTTTTAACTCTAGATGGAGATTTGGCCGTTAATGGCAATAAGGATATTGGGCTTGTCCAGTCCTCTAAGCAGAATGATGTCCAGCAAATTTACCTTAGACTAATGACAGAGCCAGGAGACTTCCTAGCCTACCCAACACTTGGAGTAGATTTGTCCAGGCTGTACGGTATGCCTCAGTCGGCAGAAACTGGAGAGCTTGGAAAGCAATTAATTCGCACAGCCTTAGAAAGAGAAAATATCTTTAGAGGTAAAAACATAGCAATCGATGCAGTTCCAATAAGTGCAGACGTCATTAGATTTGACGTGCATATTTTGAGCGGATCCAACCAACCAGTAACTCTTAGCATTAAACAGAACTTGGGAGCGTAAATGCCTACTATTAACACAAAGACAAAAGAAGAGATTGTTGCCAGAATACTAAGTGCATTAGAAAAAAATGCTAGTATTAGCGCCACTTCTCCAGGATCTATAGCAAGAGCATTTGCCGATTCATTTGGGGCAGAGATGTTTTATTTATATGAATCATTTAAAGAAGCTATCAATCAGACAAACTTATCCACCGCATCAGGCAGATCCCTAGATTTAATTGGCGAACTCTACAATGTCCAAAGAAAGACTATATCAGATCAATTAGTATTTGATAGATCTACAGCTAATATGGAATTCTTTTTAGACACAGCTAGTTCTGGGGATATCATTATTCCTAAAAATACTTTGGTCTATAACGACGTTGGCTCTTTCTCCTCCGCACAATACTCTTATACCCTAGTGGGAGATGTTGTCATCCTTTCTGGCACGACTAAAGGATATGGAGCCGTTCAACCAAACTTCCAGTCCAATGACTACGTAGCTTCAGTGGGCTCATTGACTAGGCACAACTACATATCGCCTGCCGGGTCTTTGGTTTTTTGCTCTAATCCCAAAGAGATATACCCAGTCTTAAACTCTGAATCAGATGACAATTATAGAAGAAGAATTATTTCTTCCGTTAAAATAAATGCAACAGGGACTGCTGAGGCCTTAAGGTTTGCAGCGCTTTCAGTTAAGGGAGTCAAGGACATCCGAATAAGAGAAGCTTCTTATGGACTTGGCTCTTGCGATGTTATTATAGTCCCAGAGGTAGCTGGTAATATCGGGATGATTCCGCAGACCGTAACCAATACCATAGCTCCTATTAGGCCAATTGGGATTAGAATGAACGTAACTATGGCAGAGCCGATAGACTACTCTCTACAGGCCGTTATAACGCTGCCCTACGGCACTGGAGAGAACCTCCGTATAGGCATACAGAACCAGGCTACCATCTTTGTTAAAAGATATCTTAACTCATTGAGTATAGGAGATAGTGTTTCTGTGCAAGAAATTGAAGCTAGAATTAGACAATCATCAGATTTAGTTAAATCTATCAATATAACAACCGCTTCTGCTAAAGGAGTTAATGTTAATAGAAAAGATTTTAAGCCTTCTTCTGAAAGACAGTACATAGTAGCTGGCAATATTAACATTTCTTCTGTTATAATAGGTGTATCTAATTACTAAAGAAAGATGGTTATACAACCATGTCGGAAAAATATTTTTTGATCACAACCAACCATATAATTAAAGCACCTAACATGACGCAGGCTAAATTAGCTGTAGAGGGTGAAATGGATTTCTTGGGCGAAGTACTAAAGAACGATTCTCATTCAAAAGAGATACAAGCTGCAGAAGCATTTAAATTTGCTGGGTACAACACAGCCTCTGACATAGACGACGATGAACCCGATGCTTATGTCGACTTAGAGGATTCCCCAACTGAAGTTAATAGATTTGATTTTATCAGATCTGAGAATAAGAGATTAGCTAAATTAGCTGAAAAAAATAAGAACGTTAAAGATGAAGCCATACTTGCTGTCTATGAAGCAGCATACGATGCCTTCCTTGACTTTGAGCTTCCACCTATTAAACAGAATCAAATTACTTCAGGAAAAGCTGGAACAGGAGAAACTGCTGTTGCAGTTTTTGGAGACTGGCAATTGGGTAAAGTTACTCCAAGTTACAACTCCGAAGTATTGGGCAAGAGAATAGAAGCCTATGCGGATAAGCTAGTAGAGATTACCAATATCCAAAGAACCCATCATCCAGTAGACAATCTTCATGTTTGGCTTTTGGGAGATATCGTTGAGGGGGAAGAGATATTCCCAGGACAAAGTCACTTAATTGACTCAGGTCTATACAGACAAGTTGGAGTTAATGGTCCTGAGATTCTTGGCAATTTCCTCAGAACTGCTCTTCAAAATTTCAAGCATGTTCACGTGACTGGAGTTATAGGAAACCATGGTGCTGTTGGCGGAAGAGCTAGAAAACAGCATGATCCTGAGACCAATATGGACAGACTGCTATATAAGATCGTTGAATTAATATTTAAGGATGAGCCTAGAATCACCTTCAATATTCCAGACGGCAAGGGTGAGAGAAACTTCTATGCAGTAGATACCATTGGTAGCTATAGCTCTCTACTTATTCATGGAGACCAAATGCCTGCACCAAGCGCTTCCTATGGTTACTATAAAAAGGTAATGGGATGGAAAGATGGTGCTATCCCGGAGCATTTTGAAGATGTATTTATGGGGCATTACCACCAGCAGGT